CCTTCATAGTGCCTTTTTTCTTTTTCTCTGCCATTTCTGCTCCTATGCGAAGAAAAATGTCATCATATCTATAGTGCCAATAGTGTATTTGATGGTCAAACCACTCTCAAACAAAACACCATTTTGAGGTATTGTTCTATCAAGTGTTGTATTATCAGTGCCTATTGTTCTTGCCTTAAACAATACAGTTCCATCTTCTGGAGCACCATCTATAAATTCTATAACACCTGCGGATCCGCCAGATACGATTGAAAATCCTTTTAAACGAACTCTACTTCCATTACCCACAGATTGAGCGGCAGAAGCAGTTGCTCCTACTTTTAAATTTGCAGCAAACTGTGCAGAACTTGTAACTGAAGTTATTGTCTTAAAATACTTTGTGCCTGCAACAGCTTCAGCAGATCCAGTAGAAGTTATTACCTCTGTTAAAGCATCACCAAAAACATCTGTTCCAACAATAGTGTTTGTCTTAGCATTATCGCCAGTTCCAGTTGTAGTTACATTTAAAATTCTAGCTCCACCAGAAGCAAAAGAAGCATTAGCTATTGTTGCACCTGTGTTTGGTCTTGCTGCGGTGACTATGAAATCATCATCTGCCGCAACCTCGTCACTTATAAAGGCTGGTTTTACATCTGAAATAGATCCTGCCATATTAATCTCCTTCTAAAAGATGGGGGTATAAAACCCCCAAATATTAAGCTTCGTAGCCCATCAATTCAATGAATAACTTACCTGCTGTGTAATCTGCATCTGTTGCAGCACCAGTTGTTAAGTATAAGAATTGATCTGCGGCTGGAACAGCTGCAAAGAAAACCTTGCTTCCTAATGTTGCATCACCTGCGTTTACCAATAATGTTTCTGCTAAACCACTAATTGCAGCATCTTCAACACCTGTGCCTTCATCAGCAGAGTGTATGTTAATGTCTGGATCACCGCCTGCTGGTGCTTCAAAACATTCCATACTACCTGTTAAGATTGTACCGTTTTGTGCAGCAGTTATTTGACCAATGTGACAAACCAATGCAGTTCCATTGACACCAATGATGTCACCAGAACCAGTTGATCTTAAACCAGTTAAATCAATTAAAATTTTTGTTGTAATAATACCACCAACTCTTTGAACAGCAGTTCTATATATGGTTCCAGAACCAGTTGTAATACCTGTTCCTGCTTCTACAGAGAGTGTGTTCGCATCAAATGATGATACACCACTTGAGTTAATGCTTGATTGTGTAGTAATTGCTCCAGTTGTAGCGTCTTTACTTATTGTAGTAAAACCACCTTCAGATCGGACTGGACCCGAAAAAGTTGTATTAGCCATATCAATCTCCTTGTCTTGGCAAATGTCAGTTACACCATGTAACTGTCAAGGTTTAGTTTATTATACACAAAAAAGGGCAGTATGTAACTGCCCTTTAATTTAAATTGTATTTAAGCTTACGCTCCTGGTGAACCAAACATTGCACGAGGATCAGAGAAACCAAAAGAATATCTTTCTCTTGCCTTATATCTCATATTTCCTGTCTCAAAGTCTGGATCCATTGCAGTAGCTAAAGACATTCTCTCAAAATGTTTTAGACCATTTGGAGCATCTGTCTTAATGAAGAAAGCATCTGTATCAGTTAAGAAATCATTCACAACATAACCATTTGGCAACATGCCCATTGATTGATGTGCATTCACATCGTTGTCTGCTGTTCCTGGTCTCATATTAGAAGCCATCAATCTTTCTGCTACAAATTGTAACTGACGAGGTATAATTAACTTCATGCCTCTTAGTGCAATAATTAATCCACGCTCATCTGTAAAACCTGCAATATTGATTAATGCATCTTCTAAAGATGTTTCGTTAAGATCTGCTGCTGAAACATTGTCTAGAGTCCCACCATTTGTTAATGGGTGATCTGCTACACATAATGCTTTTCCGTCACCACCTGTTACAGAAGTGTCGAATGCACTATTTAATACTCCTGCTGCTTTTACTTGCTTAGTGTGTGCCATGGATCTTGCAAGTGCTCTTGTATAACGAGAAGAGATTTTATCATAAAGGTTATCCTCTACGGCTTCTTCTGTTATTGAGAACGCCATTGCAACTGTCTCATGGTTATACCTTGCAGTATAAGCCTCATTTGCATCGTCAAATGTTACTGCGTTACCCTCTGACTTAGTGGGTGCAGCTCCAAATCCACTCAACATTACTTCTTCTTCAAACGCTCTGTCTGATGACTCGGTGTCAAAGATTTCTGAATGTTGACCTTCATACCTATTATACTCCATACCAAAGAGGGCGTTTAAACCCGGCTCTAATTCCTTGGCGAGTTGTGCTCTTGAAATTGCCATAGTTAAGACTCCTTATGATATAGCAGCATCAGCGTCACCACTAGAAGAGGCGAACACATGATTGTTGAGTTTAACGATATAAGAGATACCTGCGGCAGAGTGATCAGCGTTAGTCACATCCTCATGTACACCCACAATCATTAGAGGGTTTGAAGGATCTGATGCTTCTGCTGTTGATATATCAATCATAGCACTTGAAATACCAGTTGTAGTATTTCCAGCTGTAGCTGTAGCTAGTTGTGCTGTTTTAAATATATCTGCTCTTGCAGTTGCCTTGTCAGTGTTTGTACCATCTGATGCAACGATGTATTTCTGCATCGGATTATCATATATAAAACACTTTATATCGAAGTTAGCATTGGCAGTACCTGACCCTGCCCATGTATTTTTAAAGGTTAATTTACCTGTTGACGCATCAACGTATTCACATCCAGCAAAAACACCTAGGAGTTGTTTTCCATCTCCATCGGCACTTGTTATTATTGCTGCGGTCCCACCTGTCAACTCGACTTCAACTGGAGAACCCTGGAAAATCGCTGAAGCATCGCTTTTGATAAAATACTGATTAGTAGAATTGATGCCACCACCAATAACACTAATCGGCTTTAACCCAAACTTTACGTTTACATTAGCCATTTTAAGCTCCTTATTGCTTCATTATAGTTACTCGGTAGGTTTTGGTTTCCCACCGAAAGATACACGACTTTGCCTCTCGTTATGGATCGGCATCGAGGGATGCTGTTCCCTCATTAGGTTTTCATCCACGGCTTTCATCTGGTTGCGGGTCTGGTCCCGATAATATTCAGTTCGTTCTTCTACCGTTTCTTCTGGTATTCGAGCAAGCATTAAACCACCTACTCCAATTACCCCTGCATTCTTACCCTCTTCAATGGTTGGATACATGTCACCAGAATCTGGATATTCATCCGCCCTTACTGGCTCCCAGCCTTCCCGAAGTCTTGAGTGCATATTCGTTTTATCATCCTCACCTCTTAAATGAGTTCTAATCCAACGATGTTTATACCCAGCAGGTGCTTCTGGCATAGCCAACTTTGATGGGGGTGCCCACGGTTTTCTTCTTGCCGGGGTCTTTGCACGAGATTCATTGTCTCGTGATATTCTCTTCTCTGCCATGTTTCTACTCCTTCACATATTTAGCATATTCTTCCAGCGGAACATTCAGCCGTTTCGCAATAGCAATCTGCGAAGCAGTCAACTTGACTGTTCTGCGTCCCTTTGGTGATGACGACTTTGAAGCCGTTGTCCCAGCAGAGGCGACTCTGGGACTATTAGATTTTTTCTGAGCTTCTTGAAATTTGTGCGGAAACTCTGATCTAATCCTATTATCAAGTTCATTATAGTACTCATCTGACGTTGCGTCAAACCCTTCATCCTCAATTAATTGCTTATGTAACCCAAAAGCTGCATAAGTCATAGTTTGATCTTGTCCAAACCATGTATTTTTACTTGCCCAATCTTCTGCTTTAGGATCCGGTTTCGGAGGTGATTGTTGAACTTGAGGTTGTTGTGCTTGAGCTGCATCTGTCAATCCTGCAGCAGTAGCTTTAACTGCTTCTTCTCTCTGAGCTTTTAAGTCAGCTAACCTAGCTTCTTCCATAGCAATTCTTGAAAGATTTTGAGATGCCTCATACATGGCATCTGCATCACCTTCTTCATGTGCTTTTCTATAAGCTTCTTTTGCAGCTATTGATTGAGATTGAACTCTTGTATCAAACTCACCAACATAAGTGTTGTCGAGTTTATCAAGTTTTGCTTTTAATTCTTCGTTTTGTTGTTTAACAGCTTCAGCAAATTTAATTGCTTCATTTCGTTGTCTTTCTTCCTCTCGAAACTTAGACGTAAGTTTGCTAATACGTTTCTTGACAGATTCTGAATACTCAGACAACTCATCAGGCTCTTCCTGCTTATCTTCGGCTGGAGCTTTGGAATCAACGACAACTTCTTCTTTGCTATCATCAACTTTCTCCTCTATTTCTATTTCTTGACCTTCCTCTTCAATTTCTTCGACTTTGACTTTTTCTTCCTGCATACTAGGCTCCGTATGTTTTGATGTCGTCAGGATCGACAATTGTTGCAATGACTTCATCGTCATTGATTATTCTAACTTCTCCACCCTCTATTTGAAATCTAGAACCAGCATAGCGACCAATACAAACCCAATCGCCCTCCTTACACCAAGCTCCTTCTTCTCCAAATTTGTCAATATCTTTATAAGCAAGAGGTCCGACTTTAGCTACATAAGCCGTAACTGTGGCTCGTGCT